GATTGACATTGCTAACTACAACTGGTTCTTTGATCGGGTTAAGCGATGCTTGGCGGGAAGCTTCTTCAGCCTTTGCCTGTCGAGCCATTCTATTCTCATCCGCCTGCTTAAGCATTGCCCTACTTTGATAGGATACGCAGCCAGACAAAGACATAGCGGCAAGACATAAAATGATGATAATTTTATTTTTATCCAATTGATGGAGACCTTGTGATAGCAGTTGATGTCTGAAGGTCTGCGGAACCTCTGGCGCTGCACATTAAATCCATATACCAGGCTTGTCCGCGTGTATCACCAGTATAACTGATGGATTGCACGATATACACGCCATCCGTCGCAATACTTGCGGGCTGTTGCAGTGTTCCGTTAACGTTCAGATTCCCGTTATTTTCGGTCTCAAATATGCGCCCACCCGACCGCTGCACTTCGTCACTGGATAGCGCTGAGCGGTACACAGAAGCCTGGTCCAACTCTATCAGGCCACTCACCCGGACATTGGGATTGATAAGGCATCGCACATTGACGCCAGCGCCCATTGTCTGCTGTGGCATGCCGATGAGCCCGGTACGGCTGTTCAGTACGATCGCCTCATGAATGTACTTATCAGTGCTGACCATCTGCGCCTGACCATCTACAATCTGCCAGTTCGCATTGCACTGGTCAGCCACATTGCTCATCACGTCGCGTGCCATGCCATACATCACTCGCCCGCGCGGGAATACGGTATCCGGCATCTGGGCTGTAATGCCCTGCGTGACGCCGAAAGGCTGGAAGCTCTGCATTGTGGCTGCATGCAGGTCCGCCACCGTGTAACCGGCTGCCAGCGTGGTATTAACCTTCGCGGCCACAAATGCCTGATGACCATCAATGGCCTGAATCAGGATATACGTGTCAGTGGGGTTATCGCACCCGGTTATCGTAAAGCGAATCTCGCCGTCAAATATCTGACCGAAGTTCTGCCCGTCAGTCTGGCCGACCTGCGTTACATCAACATTACGTGCAATACCAACCTGACTGGCATCGACCGGCGCAGCCAGCCCATCATAACCGGCGATCATCTTCAGCCTGGAGAACTCCTTTCCCTGAATCCTGCTGACGGTATCCTTCTTCAAGTTATAAATTTTCACCGTAGCAACGCGGGGCCAAAGTGCATTAGCCCACTCGATGCTAAACACGACCTTGAAATCAGAGAGGCTGATGCCTGCGCCGGATTCATCAATAAGGAGTAGTTCAAAGTGGCGCATCCAGTTCTGGCTCATGCTTACCCCGTAATGACGTAAAGGTGACTGCGGATGCCAAGGTCTGTTTTGGTCGGATAATCCTGCGAAGCATCATCGCATGCCACCTCAAGCGCAAACCCAAGATTGAGATAGGCCCACTGAGAAAGCAGGTTACCCCCCGTAACCATGGGAATGCCGCTTACGATTTCATTGCCGCCGCTGTCCATTAAATCAAGCACCCAAGCGAATTCACGCCACTCTACCTGCAGCCGGTATGTGTTATTGCTCAGGTTGATATTGAATGCCTGATTGTCAGGTGATAGCGGGATTTCATATCCCTGCATACCTGCCCCTAAAAGTAACTTGAGAGTTTAGAAAGAATGGACTCATTGGCGCTTTTCACTGACTTAGTGCCGGTGTTCTGCACTGGTGAGGTACTTACTCCATCCGTCATATCAGCTTTGTTCGCCACGCTGATCGTCTGCGTCTGCGAGATGATGACTTCTTTGAGCGTAAGAGAGGCCATCAGTACATTTTCAGACGTCCTGTCGGTGGTGACATCAAGCACGCGAATGAGCATGTTGCTATAAATGCGTTTTCCAGTAACCACATCGAAAGGAACTCGACTGGTCTGCAGGTCGAGAAGGCTCTGATAGGTCTCTTTCGGGCTCAGACCGAGACTCAAACCAAATGATGAGGTGTCGAACATATCCAGCAATGAACCGCCGCCAGAAAAGCCGACCTCCATTGTCAGCTCCGATGGGCGCTTGTATGCATGGTCGGCTACAGGCGCGCCATCCTCGGTAGGATGCTCTGTGATTTCCAGCACATCGCTGTGCTTCTCAGAGATGACCACGTCCGGGATGATCAGGCCTATCTTCCTGCTTTGCTGTGAAAACAGCGTAGAGAGAATATTCATTATCTGACCGCCGGAGTGAGTTGCTGAGTTAAGCGAGAGTTCACACCCATCTGGCGATCTGCAACGCTCATGCCTGCGCGCTCTGGGTCGCTAACACCATGGATGTGGATGGTCGTTTCCTGCGTGATGCTTGCGCCTGCATTAGGCATATTGCTGAGCACCCGGGGAACATAATTACGTGTTTCTTGCGGCATCAGAGCCATGCCATGCTTTTGCACGTTACCCAGCCCCCAGTTGTAGGAGGCAAGGGCTTTCGATAAATCACCATGGTTGGCTTTAAGTAACTGGCTGAGGTATTTTGCTGCTGCGCCCGCCGCCTTCATAGGGTCAAAAGCATCATTGCCACGCAGACCCAAATCACGCCCGGTTGCTGGCATTATCTGGAATAGCCCCTGAGCACCAGCGCCAGAGACTGCATTTGGATTACCCGATGACTCCGCTATTGCAACGCTTCGGAGCAATCCCTCTGGAAGCCGGTAAAGCTGCTCCAGCTTGTCCATGGCAGGCTTCATCCATCCCAGTAATACAGCACCATCCTTACTCGCCTGAGGGCGGTGAATATTCTGAGCGTATTGCTCGACAGGACCGTCAACCGGATAGATTTGTTCAGGTGCTGACTCTTCATCTGGTATTGGGAGAGGTTTGCTATCGCTCAGCCATTTCTTCATAGCCAGACCGATGCTACGCGGGTCAAACCCTGTCTTACTCTTGATATATTCGGCGGCACTGTCTGCGCTTGAAGTAACGGCAGGCAATGCGTCAGGATTATCTTTCCCCTGATTAACTAACTCCCGGCCAATCGCATAGGCATCTTTCCATCTTCCGTCTTTAATGGCGTTGAGCAGGCGTGCTATCCCATCCAGCATTTTGGACAGCTCGCCGAGGTTCGTCATGAGATTGCTCATGTCCCATTTGGCCGTCCATGCCTGAGGGTCAATGCCAATAAGACGCATGACGGCATCTTTCAAATCATCGACGCCTTTAATGGCACCTTTAATCTGAGGCTCCCACTTGCCCCAGTCTATTAGCGACTTCCCTCCCTCTTTCCACACTTTATAGTCATCGTAAAGAGCTAGTATTGCACTGCCCAGTAAGCCGATAAGTGTTATAGGGGATGTCAGGAATGCGCTGTTCAAAACTTTCCAGGCGAGAACTAGCGCGCCAAATACCTCTATCAGGCGCTGAGTTGACTTATCCAACGAAGACCACCACTGCATGATGTCGCCGCCAGCCTGAATTAGCCGGTAAACGACTCTGCCGATTGTCTCCGCAAGCCACAGCAGACCCTTAACGCCGCTGGTGATTGTCTGCTCAATCTTCGGGAAGTTATCGACAATCTGCTTTCTTAGCGTGTCGATTGAACCCGACAGGCCTTCCGCCAGACTGGAGCCGATTTTATCTCGCGCCAGCCCCGCCATCTGACTGAATGCACGCAGAGATGTCATGAAGCGGTTAGAGCTAACTGCAGCCTGGTCAGCATTGAAGCCAATAGCCTTCGCCATCTGCGTATATTGCTGGTTGAATTGCCCCAGCCCACGACGCATGGCCATCAGAGTGTTTTCATCAATGCCGAGCATCTGCGCATACTGGTTTGCGCGGTAATACGGCATGTTGCTGAGCTTCTGGCCTACGCCCGTAAAGATGCTTGCCATATCCCGCATGTTGCCGCTGGCGTCACGCGTCTGCACACCCAGGCGATTCAGGAAGCCTTCAGAGCCGGGATTGTTACGCATGAAATGCGCAAGTCCTTCCAGCGAAGATCGCGCGCCGTCAACGGTTCCGCCAAGCTGTGAAACGGCATAGCCAATCTGCTGGATGCCCGCCACCGTTGCTCCGGTACGCTGAGACATCCAGTAAAGGTTATCAAGTCCACTGGCGATTTTAGCTGTGAAGGCCACCACTGAGAGTGCGGTAGCTTCCACTACCGCGCCGAGTTTAACCACCTGCAG